CTGATAAGGAAGAGTTACAAGACTCTAAGTATCGACTAAACGAACAGTTCTCGTACAACCAAGTGTATTCTGAGTTGTTGAAAGATACTGGTATCAAGACCAAGATTATTAAACAGTACTTGCCTGTCATCAATCAATTGACCAACAAGTACCTACAGATTCTAGACTTCTTCGTACACTTTGATCTGGACGAGTCTTTCCAAGAGACTATTCGTTCTAGACATCGTGATGCATTTTCGTATGACTCATTCTCTGAGGGTGAGAAACAACGTATTGATTTGTCCCTACTATTTACGTGGAGACAGATTGCGAAGATGAAGAATAGTGTGGCGACCAATCTACTAATCCTTGATGAGACATTTGACTCGTCTCTGGATGAAGAGGGTATTGAAAACCTCATGAAGATTATCTCTACGCTAGGTGAGGATACCAACGTTTTTGTTATCTCTCACAAGAGTGAACTTGAGGATGCACAGTTCCACCGCAAAATCGAGTTTGTAAAAGAAAAGAACTTTAGTAAAATAAAGTCTTGACTTTAACTGAAACGTATGTTATCATACACTTTATAACTTATACAACTGAAAGGAATACATTATGGAATTATCCGATACTACGTTGAATGTTCTGAAGAACTATTCGACAATCAACCCAAACATTGTTATCACCGAAGGTAACACTGTAAAGACCATCTCTGTTGCAAGGAATGTTCTATCTAAGGCAGAACTCCCCGAAGAGTTTCCCGCCTCATTTGGTATCTATGACTTATCAGAGTTTTTGAATGTACTGTCATTGGTTGACTCACCACGACTCAAGTTCGAGAAGGACTATGTGACTGTAGGTGATTCTACTGGACGTTCGTCCGTGAAGTACTTCTTCTCTGACCCAGAGATGTTGACATCGCCTGGCAAAGACATCAATATGCCAGAAGCAGACGTTAAATTTTCTCTAGATACCGATACTCTAGGTAAAGTAAAACGTGCCGCTGCTGCACTTGGACACGATGAGATTTCTATCTCACCGACTACTGGTGCGGTTCGTCTATCTGTCATTGATAGTAAGGACGCTACGAGTAATGCATTCTCTATTGACGTAGAGGGTACATACCCCGAAGGAGTTGATTTCAACTTCATCATGAATGTTAGCAACCTAAAGGTTGTCAACGAAGACTTTGAAGTGGGTATTAGTTCTAAACTAATTTCTCAGTTCACTAGTAAACAATCCGCAATAGAATACTTTATTGCACTTGAAAAATCATCTACTTACGGAGCATAATACGATGGCTAAAGAAAAAGCGAAAGAACAAGACCACACTTCAATCTACGAACTGGGTAACCGAGTTGCTCGTTCATCGGTTGCGGTAATCGACACGGTAGTACAACGTGGTGGTTTCAAAGGAGAAGAACTGTCAACTATTGGTCAACTACGTGATCAAGCGGTTCAGATCATCCAACTCTGTGAAGAGTATCAGTCTGCACAAGGCGTTGAAGACTAAACGGTACTAATCAGTATCGTGGGGGTGGGTGAGTCCTCCTTTCCTCCCCATCCCCAAACTTTTCTTGACTTTTTGTTTCATATGTTGTACAATGTATATTATACGAAACACTTTTATTTTATTATGGAGACACAATGTCTAAAGAATTTCTATGGGTTGAGAAGTATCGTCCCCGACTAATCGGTACTACTGTTCTACCCCAAGACCTGAAAGATACATTCCAAAAGATTGTAGACTCAGGCGAAGTCCCCAATATGATGTTCACTGGTACTGCTGGTACTGGTAAAACTACAATCGCACGTGCGATCTGTGACGAACTTGGTCTTGATTACATCATCATCAATGGTTCGGAAGAAGGGAACATCGATACCCTACGTGGTAAGATCAAACAGTTCGCTTCATCGGTTTCTCTTTCTGGTGGTTACAAGGTTGTAATCCTAGATGAGGCAGACTATCTAAACGCACAATCCACCCAACCCGCACTTCGTGGTTTCATCGAAGAGTTCAGTCAGAACTGTCGATTCATCCTGACTTGTAACTTCAAGAACAAGGTCATCGAACCTCTACACTCCCGATGCGGTGTGTACGAGTTCAACACATCCAAGAAGTCTATGGCACAACTATGTGGTGAGTTTATGACTCGACTACAAATCATCCTAGATGGTGAGGGTGTCAAGTATAACAATGATGTGATTGCTGGGTTGATTGGTAAACACGCACCAGACTGGAGACGTGTACTCAACGAGGCACAACGTCACTCTATCTCTGGTAAGTTGGAAACCACAGTACTCATTAATGATAGTAATGGTAACTATAGTGGTCTTTTTCAATCATTAAAGATCAAAGATTTCAAGAAGATGCGTAGTTGGGTTGTCAACAATATGGACACCGAACCTGCCGCAATCTTCCGTGGTATCTATGATTCTATGGAGGGAAAGGTACAACCCCAATCCATTCCTCAACTGGTTCTAATCCTTGCGGACTACCAGTACAAGAATGCATTTGTTGCAGATCACGAATTGAATCTGGTCGCCTGTTTGACGGAGTGTATGGCAAATGTGGAATTCATCTAATATCAGTGTGTCCCCCAAGGCGGGACAACGACAAATCGCAGATATAATTGAAGCGAATCTCGCAGACTACTATGTTGAACAGGGTGGTAAACTACCTGACTCTGTTCGGACTATCGAAGATGTATCTCTGGGTGACACACTTATTGATATTAAAACAAGAGATGTCAATCGTAAGTTCTCTATGCCGAATCTCATTTCGGTTGCGAGACTACGTAAAAATAAAGACACCGAGATCGTTTACCACTTTGTTGACTATGAAGTAAGTGATGATGAGGTTGTTGTTCTGAATCAAACCATTGTCCCCATATGGGAGATTGATTGGTCTGTGCTGAAGATACAGAATCTCGGAAAGGGGCAGTTACAACTCTGTGGTGTAAAGGACTATAATAAACTCCCTAGATACAAAGGGACACAAGAAGAGTGGTTTGTTCGTTTGGAATTAGAGATGGTCAATTTCTACAAAAAACAGATAACCAAGTTTGAGTCCTTACTTGAGGATTTAGAAGTATGAGCAAAGATAATTTAGACAGATTCGACCTTGAACAAAACATCATGAACTCTTGGTTGATAACCCATGACATAGACTTGTTATTGGAACAAATTCATGATGACACTAGGTTTGTGGGATTGAGTAACAAGGATGCCGACCTATTATCCGCAAAGTTGATGGGTATTAGAGAACTGGGTGATATGCGGTTCGAGAAGTTATGGTCAGTGTTTGAGACTATAGTGGAAGATGGTGGATTCACTGAATGAAGAAATGGTGGAGAATCTGGGCAAAGTCGTTAGGTGAGAAAGTCGGAGAGACTGACAAACAAGCTGATGCGATTGCGGTAATCAGAACCTTTTGGTGGTTCGTTCATGTCGCAACCTGTTTCTTCATTATATTAAATGCAATTGCCAACCACGGTTGGAACTTAATAGGATTATAGTATGGATTATCAAGAAGACGTAGAAAACTTTATGTTGGCAGGAGAACAAGACTTTCCTGACTTTATGGGACTGGAGAGTGGACAGGCAAACCTGTACATGAATCTAATCACCGAAGAGTATAATGAGACCCTAGAGGCGTTCCGAGACCGAGACCTTGTAGAAGTTGCGGATGGTCTTGCGGATATGGTATGGGTCATCATGGGTATGGCATCCACCTTGGACATTCCATTCGATGCTGTCTGGAATGAAGTTAAGGCATCCAATATGTCTAAGTTCGTTGATGGTAAAGTGATCAAGAATGCAGATGGTAAGATTATGAAACCTGATACGTTCTTTGAACCAGACCTCGCAAAAGTATTGTCCTAATGGATAAGTGGGATACGGCCCATCTAGAGGTCGCAACGATCTATGCAAATCTATCGTCTGCACGTAGGATGAAGGTTGGTGCGGTTATCGTAAAGGATAATCGTATCATCTCCATTGGGTATAATGGTATGCCTAGTGGATGG